GAACCATAAAGAAACTCATTCTGACATGCCTCATCGATTTGATCAAGAATGTCTTTGGTAAAGTATTGTTCAGGATCTTTGAGAATAACCTTGGCATACTTCTTCTTACCATCGGGAAGCTCAATAAGTTTAGAATCATTTTTGAAGATTTCGTATTTAGTCGCAAGTTCAATCAGACCATAGTAGCGATCAAGACCCGTATCATAACGAAGGATCACATCGACCATCTTATTTTCCTTCGTCAAACGAGACTTGTAATTGCGGCAATGAATAACATTACCAATCACGTCCGTCCCCACCTTTTCCTTTCGCTTTGAAAGAAACACAATTGAATCGGCAGAATACTTCAAACCACTACCACCAGCAAGCTCCTTGGTCGGATACATACTACCAATACTGTCGTATGTATGGTTCGTGACAATCAACGGAATGCCCAACTTACCTAAGGCAATTGTCAACACACGAAAGGCACCCTTGATTATAGGAGCGCGCGTCATGTCTCTCTTATCTGATCCCGAGGTCACATCTGAAACTTCCTTACTGGTAGACAATTGCCCAAGGCTATCGAGACAGAAAAGAAAAGGACTTCGACTTCCTTCTGGAGTCTCTTCGATATGCTTGAGAATAATCATTGCCTGAGTACGAAACTCTTCTACCGTAGCCACCGGAAGCAACGTCACACGTTTGCTATCAATTCCCCGCTCATCAAACATTGAGCTGGTAATGGCTTGCTCGCTCTCAAAAAAAACAACACCCCCTGTTGGGTTGTCAATAAGAAATTGACGAATGATTCCCATCAAAAAATATGTCTTTCCGGTTGCAGACTCACCTGCAAGTGCGGTCACCTTGTTACCCGGCAACCCTTTGTAAATAGAACCGGAAATCAGTGCGTTCAATATGTAAGATCCGGTGTCTGTATATGAATTAACATCTGCATATTGATCTACAAACGGATTAATCTTGCTTAAATCACCAAGAAAGTCAAACGGTCCACTCATAATGTTTCATCCTCTTCAATTTCATCGTCATGTTTACTGTTTAAATACTTCAAAAGATCATCATATCCACCGATCAACTTTTCCCCAACAAAAACCTTTGGAACCGTCGGCTGTGTTGCGTACCGCTCTGTTAATGAAATAAACTCATCCTTGGGCATATCATGAGGAACAACCACCTCGGTAAATTTCATATTTAAATTGTTCAATACCCTCTTTGCCATCACGCACCACACACAATTACCACTCGTAATGACCGTAAATGTTGGAAATGCTAATATTGATCCAGTAGACTCGCTTTCTTTCATATTACTTCAACTCCTTAATTTGATCACATACCCCATACTTCTTTGCCTCTGAGGCACTTAACCAAACATCATGCGCCGGGAGTAAAACCTCCCGAACCTTCTTTTCCGACAAACCAGTACACTTGATGTAATGATCCACAATCATCTTCGATGTCAACTCAAACCCCTTACCCGCGGTAAGCAATTCATGCTCCTTGCCATACTTACCCCAAGAGTATTGATGGGAAAGGATTTGTGTATTCGGCGTCAAAACACGGTGCTTCTTCTCACCTGCCATAAAGATCATCAAAGCTGAACTGGAAACCTCACCCAGCCCAATTGTATGGATCGGGATACCAGATCCTCTCATGGTATCAATAAGAGCAAAGGCACTCGACACGCACCCACCGCTCGAATTTATAATCAAAGTTAAATATTCTGGCTGAGATGGTGATAAATTATTTTTAAAGATCCACTCAATAATCGGCTTCACGGATTCATTTTTAATATCATCCATGACCATCATAACACCGAGCTTGTCTAAAGAATCATCACCCCCTCCAAAAATTGAACCCAACACATCATCGGCAACTGATGCCTGTAAATTACTGCCACCTTCTACCAACTTCAAATCTCGATCATTATTGTTTTGACTCATCCAAAAAACCTTTCTAGTGAACTGGTTGGTTTGGCTTTCCAACCAACACAAGCCAGCAGCACTCCAATCGGGTCGAGAAACGACTTAATAAAATGTTTTTCATAATCAACAAAACCATCCAAACCAAACTCTTTGGGCAGATCGTTTTTAATAGAAATTACAGATTCATGAATTAGATTTGGTGCCTTGAGATACAAAAACCTAATCTTATCATCATCAACAATCCTCTGATATTGTCTATCCAGATTATTCTTACCAACCAACTTATTATAGATAATTGAACCCTTTACGTGAATCGGCGTACTCTTTATATAGGTGTCACCCTCTGTATACTTTTTGATGCCCCGAACGCCGCGCGGGAACGCAACATCTTCGGCAGGAAGAGAATAAAACTCTTGCCTGAACTCCTCAACAAAGGACTGCACATCACTCTCAGAACCATTCATAATAATCTTCAAGACACTCTTAAACTTCTCCCGGCACACCTCGGGAGTAGAAGACTTGACTGCCTCGAGGCCCATAATTTTCAGCTTGGGTTCAATGTAACTAACTCCTTCACTATTATAAACGTTAAGAACATATCGCTTCTTTGCTGTCCACAAACCCTTTGAAGCAATAATCTCCCTCTTCATCACCATCTTTTGAGCACACGCATTCATATAATCCGCAAGCTCATCATAGCACTTGTCAATATAGGGCTCTATCTTTTCCGAACAAACCTTGTCAAGAAAATCCACCACTTTTTTTGTTTCATCTGACGCCACAGATCTTCCAAATGAACGAGTAACAAGTTTATCAAGACATAGATATATACTGTCAGTATCAGAAGCAACAACAAAATCCTCATCCGTTGTCTCCAAGAGTTTATTTAAATATTTATTAATTTTACTCTCGATCCAACGAATAGAAAGCTGACCCGCTCCAGTAATAGCTCGCGCAATACGAAGATCATAGAACCTGAAATATGGATTCCCACAACTGCCAAATAATGAATTGAGCAAAATTTTCATGGACATTTGAGAGTTATTGTACTTTGATATGTCGTTTTTCACTTGGTTCCGCATGGCTTGATGATCATAACCATCAGATTCGTTGTCAATCTTCTCCAAAAGCTTCTGACTTTCGATCATTTTCTTTTTAGCCACAATCCTATCCTTATATTTCTGCTCCAAGATCTCAGGAAGAAACCCCTGTGAATCACGCTTGAAGAACGCGATGTTTGGAGTAACCGTGAGGTTATCTCGCTTCAACAGCGATGTGTCAAACTCCTTATTAACGAGTTTATCATAGTTGGAAATGGTATCCCAAGGACCGCGCTTCAAAGAATCAACAAGATCCTTGTTCACATTTTCCTCTGGAACCAACTTTTCTGGCGAGATATTATACTGCATCATCAAATGAGGATACAGTGAGTTCAAATCAAAAGAAACAACCCAATTATGAATGCCCACCTGAGGTTCCTTGACATAGGCACCCTCAAACTGAACATTCTTGTCGGCATTCTTTCGCGGAGGAATCGCGATGTTCTTCTTGCGAAGATGGTGATAACAAATGCTATCCCACATACGCACCTGCGAAAACACATCACCCAAGTTAACCTTGGCTGAATACGCAAGAGCAACTGCCACCTCAATAAGCTTCATCTTGTCTTCAAGAAGCCCAACAAGTTCCACATCCCTTACATTATACTCAATAAACCGATGATAATCCCTCTTGTACAGCGTATGTAAACTTCCAAACTCAGAATACGACATCTTTCTCTCACCGAGTTCTACGTTCGCGATATAGTCAAGACGATAGCTTTCCCGATTGGTATAAGTAAACTTCTTATAAAGATCATAATAATCCAGAACAGCAATTCCGCTCAGCTCAACACTCACTTGCTCTTGACCAAAGTTAGAATGAAACTTGCGGACAGAAGCATACTTCCACGGAGAAAGTCTACGAGCAGTCTTTTGGTTATATAGACGACAAAGCCGATTGTAAAGATACGGAATATCGAATCCGTTTACATTCCAACCCGTGACAATATCGGGAAGGTACTGATTCCAAGTATCAAGGAAGCACTCAAGAAGTTCACGCTCATCCTCGCACGAAACATAAAGAATGCCACGCGATTTAAGAGTGTCTTCAATCTTACATCCCTCCGGTTCTCCGAAACCAAAAACGTAAAAAGAATCGTTGAACTTTACTGCGATTGAAATGATCGGAGAAGCAGCACTTTCGACATGGGGGAATCCATCATCCGACGCAACCTCGATATCAATATTGGCAATCACCAACTTGCTGATATCATATTCAATTTCATCGGGATACTCATCCCCAATGAACGCGAACGCAAAGTTATCATTCCCATAAATTTTATAATTAGAAACGTCTTTGTGGTTTTCTATAAACTCCCGCGCCTCGACCAAACCATCAAACTGAATGGGCTTGACATTAATCCCGTCCAAGGTCTTGTACTTAGATTCCTTTTCGACCGGAACAAACAACGTAGGCGAATAATTTACCTTCTTCTGAAAGCGTTCGCCAATCTTCCCAACGCCGCGAAGAAAAACTTGGTTCCCCACAGCTCTCACATTAGTATAAAAACTCATAATATAAACCTACTCTTGTCTCTGGATTTCTATTCAAACTTACTGAAATGAAGAGCTTGTCTTTCTATTACATCAACCCTTCGTTCCAAAGCAGAAATGCGATCTGTTAATTCATCGCTGCCCGATTCCTTTTCAATGGCACCAAATACACCAAGCTCATCTAAACCAAGAACCTTGCGATAATCAAAAACCGGGCACGCCTTGTCTGAGACTTCATTATGCCCATGAAATGTCAGATTTGGAATTTGTTCATTCATGTCACGACACAATTTTATAAGGGTTTCAAATTGGGTGTCATTAAAGTCTTCGGAATTAAGACCCGAAAGACAAATGGCAATTGTACCAATGTTATGACCTACCTGCGCAGCAGGCGTCCACGAAAGCCTTCGCCCAATCTGTAACTCGCCAGTAGATTTAATAAAATAATGATAACCAACATCTTTCCAACCACGACCCATGTGCCAACTGCGAATCACTTGAACATCATCATGACTGGCAACATTGGACGCAGAGCAATGAAGAAACACCCGGTCCACTTCTCTTCCATTAAGCAATCCACGATTAAATACATAACTTGTTGATGCCATTTATTCACCCTTTGTTAAAATATACGAACATGATATAAAGAGAGGGGGGGAGCAATCGCTCCCCCCCTGTAGTGAATGGATATTCTTTATCCATCCAAGAACTGCGGACCTTCCGCAGTTCCTCCATTAATATCAATCTTTCTCGGCTTCACCTTCTCAGGAATCTCATTGAGAAGATTGATCGAAAGAAGACCATTCTCAAATGTTGCGTCAGTAACAACAATCGTGGGGCTCAATGTCCACGTTCGCTTAAAATTACGCTCGGCAATTCCCTGGTGGATGTGTGTTTCCTTTCCACTATGATCCTTATTAGACTCAACCGTGAGCCTATCGTCCTGCACCGTTACAGAAACCTCATCTTCATTAAACCCAGCAATCGCAAGGTCAATCCGAAACTCGTTTTCGGTAACCCTCACAATATTATATGGAGGATAGGTTGCAGCCTGACCCGTTCCAACACTCGTTGAAAGCAGTCGATCGAAGATTTGATCAAATCCCACAAGGAAAGGATCGCTCCGAAGCTCATTAAAAATACTCGGTATTCTGGTCATATTGTTTCTCCTTATTATAAGCAAGTTATATTTCAAACAAACCCAAATTTGGCATTTGTTTGAACCTAAAGATAAGCAAATAAATCTTATCTGTCAACCCTAAACTTCAATTTTTTTTTATCTCTTTGTGTTTTTTCTCGTAAAGAAACTCTATTACTTCGATTTGTTTCCTATGTTATACTTAGCAACCAAATTCCAATTGACCCTATCTTTATGAGCAATTATTTTAATTTGCCCAAGAGGAACTATTGGATCTGAGCTGGCTTTTACGTTAACCAAACTCAATAGACCCCATTCTGCCAACAGGTTCGCAATGGTGTTTCTGCGAGCAAGATCATTTTCATTAAAATTAGACGCCTTTCCATCCAAAGCAAAAAGCTCTTTAAAATGAACAATGTAATATTTACCGCGCTTGTGTAAGATATGGCATGATTGGAATAAAGTCTTATCCTTACGACTGGCAATACCAATACGAGTAAGGGTTTCTCTGATCTTTAAAAAATCTTCATCCTCTGTCAACTCAACTTCCACGAGTGAATTTAAATCAACTGGAACTACTCCTGCTTCGTCTTCTTGTTTGCTTTCCATTTTGAATACCGCCTCTTTTCAATCGTTTATGAATAAGAGAAAGTTGTTCACCCGTCAGCAATTTAAAAATCTCATAAGCCTTTCTATGACTACAAGAATAATACTCCTTAATTGCGTCAATATCTTCATCCTTCCTGGGCTTTAACCATCTCGAAAACCGCTTTTTCCTTCTAATACTATTTAGCAAAAAATCATACTGTAAACGGCTATCAAGATGTTCCCGCTGGTTAACTTCATTTGCATAAAGCACCGTGTCCTGAAAATAAGACAAGGTACGATTAATTATAAAGGGTCTGTATTCATTTTCGGCAAGAAGATCATCTTCCATCAAATTGTTTTTACTGAAATTAATTGCCGTCAAGAAATCACCCAAAGTTGCCATCAATAATCCTCCTTATAATCCCGACCCTGGCCCACTCTAATAAAATTGCCCACAAACCAAGAAACCAAAAACGAGGCAATCAGCCAACCAACAACACAAATCATTACCTTCAACATTCTCAATTACTCCATAAAAAACAAGCACAAAAATAAATGGAAAAGCGCACATCCAACAATAACACCCATAAAAAATTGTATCTCTATGACCACACTAAAACCTCCCAACCAATAACCTCACGGAACCTCATACAAAATGGGAATATTATTACTCACCGCAAACTCATGTTCAATCTTTGTGCCGTGACCCTTTTCCCAACCCGGAGCAAAGAAAATATAATCACATTTTGCAATCACCGAAAGATCGGACGCAATCACATCTTCATAATCGATTAGCCCCAATTCATATGCCCACTGATCGTTTTCAATAGGCGAAATGACGGCATAGTCATTCTTCATAAAGATCAAACTATAGTATCGTAGAATATTGCGATTGTTATCTTGATCCTCTTTGGATAGAGTGTCTCCATTGCTAAAGACCCCAGCAACATACACAACGGGTTTCCTGGGATTTAAAGCACGACTTTGCTGTGCCAAACGCTTACTACTCATTAAACCATCCCTTATCGCCAGGGTGACGGGCAGCGCCACCCGACGCAGTATTATTCTTCATATGGTGATCATACACATCACCATTCTGCTCACACTTCTTATCCTCATACGGAGCAACCTGCCTCCGATAGAGTTCTTGCTTGACACACTCAAGCACACCAATCACGGAATTATACCTTTCGTAATTGGCTTCACCCGAATTATCCCTGCACCAAAAATCACACAAACGAGTGATGATATAGTTCAGTGTTCCTGGGTGATACCCAACACTTTGTGGACCAGGGAAGTGACTACGAAGTCGTTCCATCTTCTCAATAAACTTAGCCAACCCATACACACCAGTAAACTCAGAACTATACTCAATTGTATTGCGATCATTTTCACTAATATACGGCATTACTCAGACTCCTCGTTCATAAACAAAATACCAGTTTCGGCACTATATCCCGATGAGAGATACTTGTCCCAAAAACCAACGGCAGCTTCATTTGACACAAACGGGCCAAACACCTTTGCTATTGCTTCCATATCAAGCTCCACCTTATAGAAGTCAATGATATAGAAGCCCGTCTCTCGCTGAACAATATGGCAATAATCTTCATCATTCATCATTTCAATCCTCACCCCTGAATATGCTGTAGACAATAAAATACCGACAAATCATTGTCTCTACACTCATTCCACTGACATGTAGTCCACGCAATAGAAAGCCCAAAAATTACAATAAACATAATCCACATTTTCATTTTAATTATACTCCAATTCTTTCATCAGTTCAGTTAAACAAGCAACCATGTTCAATTCCAAGTCGGCTACAAAGGCAGACTTGTATTGATAATCCGCAAGCAGAATAACTGCCTGTGGGATGCTCTGTGGCTTGACATGACCATACAACCCGTCATAAATCAAACGAAAGATTCGAGACGGATCATCATCAAGATTATCCACCACCCACTTGCGCATGTTCTTGAAGTTCTTTTCCTTCAAGTGCTGCACAAGATCCTTAATGGTCTGTTCCGTGATAGTCGTCAGAATTCCTGCGTCAATCTCACCAGACACAGAGTATCGCTGCAACTCATTAATCACCCGACGGAAATCGGGAAAGTATTTGGTAATCAGTTCAACAAGAACCTTTTCATTATACTTAATCGATTCCTTATCGAGAATCTCAATGACTCTCTTGAGCAAACCTGCCGCAAGCTGTGGGCGATCCTTCTTCGCAAACCGGAAATCAATAACACTACATCGACTATGGATCGGTTCGATGATACGATTCTTAAAATTACAAGTAAGGATGAATCCGCAGTTCTTAGAGAACTCTTCAATAAACCCGCGAAGTGCGGGTTGGGTAGATTGTGGATTAAGATAGTCAGCCTCATCGAGAATGACAATCTTCCGCTTGCCCGTGGAAGTAATAGAAACACCAGACGCAAAACTTCTCACGTCGTTGCGAAGCGTGTCAATGTTTCCGCTTTCACTTCCATTAATGATAATATACTCCACACCCAACTCCTCACAGAGAGCGCGGGCAACAGTAGTCTTACCCGTACCTGCGGTCCCTGAGAGAAGAAGGTTTGGAATATCACCATTCGCAACAAACTCAAGGAAAGTATCTTTCAGTCCTCTCGGAAGAATACAATCCTCAATGGTTCTGGGACGATATAGTTGCGACCAAATAAAATCATCACGAAGTTTCATAATATAATTATTCCTCTTTTATATGTTAAACGCAGTAGCGGTTCCCGTAGAACCGTTGTATGCAGAACATCCATGTTCCACAAGGTCAAGCCCAATCTCTTCTTCAACTTCTTCTACACGAATACCAATCGTACTCTTTAGTATATAGAATAAACCATAAGAAATCAAGCCAGAAAATACCAGATATAAAGATGTTCCCAATAGCTGAATAAAGAACGAATGTTCAGCAGAGAATAATCCGACTGCCAATGTTCCCCATACACCACAGGTGAGATGAACAGAAACAGCGCCAACCGGATCGTCAATCTTCAATACCTGATCCAATAACATAATTGACACTACAACAAGAGATCCTCCAAGCATTCCAATTATAATAGAATCTAACACTCCAACAACATCTGCACCAGCAGTGATACTGACCAAGCCAGCAAGTATTCCATTTAATGCCATACTCAAATCAGCTTTATTCGTAATGAACAAGGACGTTACAATACTCGCAAGGCTTCCTGCCGCAGCAGCCAGACACGTTGTAACTAGAACATAAGAAGTTAGCGCAGGGTCAGCGGAAAGAACAGAACCGCCATTAAACCCAAACCAACCCAACCAAAGCAAAAACGTACCTACTGTTGCCATCGGCAGATTACTCGCAAAGATTCCTCTCTCTTTTCCGATGCGGCTACCTAGAAGGTATGCGCCAACCAACGCTGCCATGCCACCGAACGCATGAACAATTGTAGAACCGGCAAAATCATAGAAACCAAGAGTATCTAAGAATCCACCGCCCCACTTCCAGCTACCCGCAATTGGATAGGCAAAAGCAACGAAGGGTATACAAAATAGTATAAATGACTTTAGTTTAATTCTCTCTGCAACGGCACCGGACACGATAGTCAAACACGTTGCCGCAAACAATGCCTGAAATAAAAAGTCTGTCCAATAAGTATATGAACCATCGGCATACGAAATCTCAGAACCACTAGGACCGGGATTTAAACCGAAGCCAGCAAATCCCATAATTCCATTAAAATCGCCAGGATACATTAGCGAGAATCCACAAGCCGCATAGGTAAGTATACCTGCACAGATAATGAATACATTTTTGAATAGAATGTTTACCGTATTCTTACTCTGAGTCATACCAGACTCAAGGGCAGCAAAGCCCAAATGCATTACAAATACTAATGCTGCTGCGAGCATCATCCACACGTTATTGACTGCAAATAATTCTTCCATTTTAAGCACCTCCTGCTTATTCTTTGTACATACGACACGCAATTACGCCGTATAGCTACGTTTAAATTAACAGGATAATGTATAAGCAAGTCGTATGCCAACCTGAACCAGAACGCCCCCCTAGAGAAAGATATCTCTAGAAGGGCGTTTGGGGGGGTTCAGCGTCTAACATACTTACAATAACTATTTATACCGCACTTTCTCTTTTTGACAAAACTTTTTAAACTATTTTGATGTTTATTGTGCGGATTGCTGTTTCTCGTCGTACTCCTCCACTATACTCGAAATCTTCTTTCTATAACTCTCACCCCAAAGCTCTTGTCTAAGCTTTTCCTCATTTTGTAATTGAAGCTGCCCCTCTGCCAACTTCTCTAAAATTCTTTCATGATCATGTATCTCTTCTTTCTGACTATGTAGCTCTGGAGGAGAAGGCATCTCTGAAACTATTAGGTGAGTGGCATGAGCAGTAAAAAACCACCACCCCACAAACCCAACCGCAGTAACAACAGAAACACCGGCTGCCACTTTATTTAAGTCGAAATCAAATTCTACTCTATGCTTTTTCATAGAATTAAACTCCTTATTTTCGACACCTTTCCTTAAAAAGCGAACTGGAATCCAATAAATCCACCATCGACATCTCCACCTGTAACTGACTTAGTGTGAAAATAATTAGCCGACAGCTTTGTCTGAGCAAGATCCGACACTACAATATTTGCTCCAGCGTCAAACCGCTCTTCTGTTCCTGTTACCCCACCATCATATTCAAACCTCTGATACCGAAAAAACGGCTGGGGCTGAAGTGCAAAGGGAACCGCGGGAATCGTTCCGTCAAGAAGATATGACGCTCCAGCAGTAAAACCGTTGCCTGCGTTCAGACCAACACCAGGGATATAAACCCGATTATCCAGATCATAATGATTAAATACAGCATCTACATCAAGTAGACCATAGGGAATCGCGCGGCTATATGTCGTATCAACACTCACCCCAAGGTAACCATCCTGAGCCTGAACGGCACTACCAATAGATAGACCCTTGACGGCAGCAATTCCGAAATCAACACGACCGGCAAATAGAACCTCATCATCGTTTCCGTTGAATAGACCAAGGTTATAATCAACAGAAACCAGACCCGCTACATCAACATCACCAGAAACAGATGCTCCATCACGACGGCCATATCCATCAAGGGAAGACCACTTGGCAACAAGACTGGCACCTTGCCACTCTGTCCATCCATAAGTGTCCAGCATCGCGTTTCGCCCGGCAGGGATCAAGAGCCGACCCACCCTGAAGTTCGCATAATCCTTGTGTAAAGGCGCATCAAAATACGCATCTAAAATATCCAGACTATTGCCATCTGTCTGAACAGAAACGCGCGCATCAAAAACCGACTTACTAAAGGTTGCTCCAAGGCGAGCATTATCTAAATTAAACTCACTCACGTCACCAGTCGCGAAGAGTGCTGCCGCTCGTGCCTTTGCGTCAAATTCCACGCCAACCCCATTGTCAGTAGTAGTGCCTTCTTCATGACCGTCTGCGAAAGAAGGATTCACGCCGATGAACATAAAACAAACAAGTGCCAAAACAAAAAACCTAATAAATCCATTCATAATTATTCTCCTTATATCCAAAAACAAACTCCAGAACATCTGGAGTTATAATCAGAGGACAAAGTTTCATTTATTTATACTACTTTGTAATTGTAGAATGTGACGATTCGCTACAGATCCAATACTCCAAGTCAATTTCCTTATGAGCAAAATGACCAATTCCGTGTCCAGAAATCTTTACATCATAGTCCCCAGGGAATAGCTTGAGATTATCCACAATAAACGTGGCACAGAAATCGCTGATTACGTCATCTTCTACCTTCAAATCAATATCAAAACTGTTTGAAGAAACCTTCGTCTTATCTGAAACTGTGGCAACTAGCGGGCTTGTCTGAAAACTCACATGAGGAAGACTCAAAACACCCGCAGCCTTTCGGATTGCCTTGAGATTATCATGTGTAAACTCAAACACAAGATCCGCACTCGGCAAAACAATGTGATTCTGTGGGGGTGTCTTGATCAGCGTAGGATCAGTATATCCATACCGAATCTTCTGCTTGCCAGAACTCACGTCCACATATTCATCTTCAAACTCAAACACAGGATCTTCCAGAAGACTGATGGCACCCAAAAACTGATTTAGTTCATATATACCAACATCCTTCGGGAAAACTTCGTCAACCGTTGCCTTGGCAAGAATACTGTTACCAGCAGAGATCGTAAGAATATCCGAACCCGGATTAATTACAATCGACCCCTGAATTGTCGAAAAGTTGTTAAGAATAGAAATTGTATCTTCACTGATCTTCATTATTATCACCTTCTTCATTATTATTAAGTTCACTGAAATGCATCAACAATAGAATATAATGCATTGCTTTCAATAGATCAAGTTTATTCTTACCTTTTTTTCTCCCATAACGAGCGATGTACTTCATCGCATTTCCTTGACAAAAATGCTCCGCAACACCGATTGAATTTAACAAATCTTGTATTTGAGTACCATTATCATCAACACCAACATAATGTTGACTGTATGTTTTTTCAATGTACTCTTCTACTTCCTTCAGATTATTTATTTCATCATATTTCCACATAATTATTTCTTTGTTGCCTTCTTCTTTTCCTTTCGCTTCTTCCGCCGCTCTTCCGCTTCGGCACGTCTACGCTCTGCCCTTGTTGCCAACTGTTCCTGATTCATCTTTGGAAACGGAATTGGTTCTTGGGGAGGATTGATCTTAGGTGGCTGGATCGACAACGGCTCTCTCGGGGCAGCACCAGAACCAGCCATCTTGGCAACGGGCTTATCTACAACGCCGCCATGAGAAGCATTGGGTAGCTGCGCAATTGCAGGGAGGTTACCTGAGAACACATAAGAACCAATATGCTGAAGCTGCATCCACGGGCACATCCAAACCTTAAAGCCAATCTTTCGTGACCACTGACAGAACATATAGTCTTCTGAGAGATATCGTCTGGACTGCGAATCAATGATGGTATCAAAGAACGCAGTAATCTCGCGAGAACCGTCAAAATGCTCTGACCTATTATGGTCTGGAAGATAGCTGGCAATATCCTTATACTCTTCGGCATACTTTTCAAACACCTTGCGCTGAACGCACATGAAGCCGGTGCCACCCTCAAGAACCTCTACGGGTTCTCCGATTGCCATCTTCTGGGCACCGCCAACAGGATTGAAAACAAAGTCTCCAACATACTGCTCAAGAGAGGCTGGGTTTCCATCCGGCGGAATACCAAATTCTACAGCAGAAGCAATACGCTCCCAGGCAATACACTTCTTGGGATACGGACCACAAACAATATCCTTGTCCGAATCTTCAGCAGCAAGTGCTACCATCGCAAGAACATCATGGGGGTTGAATCCAATATCGCTGTCGAGAAAAACCAAATGACTAAAACCGGAACGCAGAAACTCATCACAAATATAATTTCTGGCTCGGGTGATCAAGCTCTCATTGAACAAGTAAAAGAAACGAAGTTCAATTCCCATACTGGCACACATTGCGGCAAGATCATTTGTTGCCTTGGTATACATACCATGGCATTGACCACCATACATCGGGGTGCCGATAAAAATCTTCTTCTTCCTCATATCCTCCATAGACACTTCTAATTTCACATCAAATCCTCCAAAAAATAGCTATAATTTTATTGTCCGGTTGAACCAAAACCCCCAACACGATCAGAAGAAGATATTGGTCTTTCTGTTGTCTCTCCAATCCTATACCACTGATGAGCAACAAGCTCGCCCTGTGCGATTCTCTGATTATGTATAATCCTTTTTGGGCTGTCTGAAAGATTAATTAAAGAAATAAAAATCTCTTCAACATAATCAGAGTCGATAACACCCACCTGATTAGCTAATGCCAAGCCCTCCTTAAACGACAAACCCGACCTCGAATAAATCCTAATAGAATGCCCTTCAGGAATATCAGAAACCAATCCGGTTGGAACCAACATGCGGGCACCGGAACCAAGAATTACAGAACCCCCACCCTCCTCTCTGACAATATTGGATTGAAATAAACTATTGTCCGCAATCTTGAGTTCCGTTCCGGGCTTCAAATACGCATGAAAATCGAAACACGCAGACTCTCCTGTTGCCTTGATCGGTAAAGTAACATCATCATGTAGCCTGTAAAAAAATAAATTACCAAGTCCGCGCATTAATTACCCTCCTCTTTTTGTAGCGTCTCCCAAGCCGATGTCCAAAGCTCTTCTCTTTGCTTTCGCATCTCCTCAGGAAGACACCGCTTATCAAACGCTTGACGATCGTCAATCGTTTCTTCAAAATCCTCATGCACAATATATTGTGCGCGAGAAGGACTACAAAGAATATGCCTCCGTTGATGACCAAAAACCAAGGGTGCCGTTCCATAGGCAATGGCTTCCAGCATCGTCGCATCTTCATACGAATCAACATTCTCACCACACTTATCGCAAGGGCTGGGATAGGTCAAGTTTTCCATTCTAATTAAACCTCTTCATAAAGTCAACAAAAAAACCAGCATTGGCGAGCGCATAGGCACCAAAAATAATAGCCAGACTCGGCTCACCTTGTCTCAGGTAGGCTATTGCCTGCCCGACATAAAGAACACCCGTAATAACCAGAGGCGCAGGGGAATCCGTCAGCGCCCGAACAACAAAATCAACCATCTCAATTACCCATCTTAGCCAGACGGCGAGAACGCGCTCGCAACCACAAAAACTTCTGAATTTCTTTTGAAACAGGATCGTTGTGCCTGTTAAACACAGAAGGAGCTGCGGTAATCCCTAGCTTGGCAGCCTCTTCCAACTTAAAGAAATCGGGAACCTCATCAAACGAAAACGTGATAGTCGATCCATCGCCACGCACAATCCCAAACACCGGATTGCGGTTTTCATCAGTCCGCCACCCTGCCTTACACGTACCATGCTCAAAGGCACTCGGGCACATATCTTCAATTTGAAGAGAGCGTTTCAATGCTACCATTCCATCATTAGACTTTTTACGAAGCTCAAAGAGCTTTTTCAATTCTTCATCATATTTCATAACAAAATTCCTATCAGCTAATTATACATCAATGCCAGGAATACTTCTTCCAGAAAGAACCAACGCCCTGGAAGCATTAATTGTACTCGCCTTTAATTCAAACACAAACGATTTGCCCTTAACCTTAGAATAGAACTGAGCAATCTTTTGTGGTTTAAATTTACCAAGGTCAGTTTGCTTTCCGCCCTTTTCGACCAAAGACACCTTCCCATTTGTTTCGGGTCCAGAATATACAATAGCAAATTGATCATATTCATCCATCAACTTGATTGCCAAATTATAACCAATGTCCGGTACAAAAAGAGAAGGCTCTTTCACAGATTGAACTTCACCAGTTTCATCCTCTTCTTGTCCATGTCCAACCAATTTAAAAAACCCAAGATTAGCAGAACGAATCTGTTGCTGAAGTCTCCTAAAATCAGATTTATTTTTTGACGGATTATTTTCATCGCGATACGAAGTAAGAATTGCCCACGAATCAACCTTTTCCCTTTTCACATGCTGATACACTCTTCCAAGGGAAACCTCATTCAATTCATCGCGAGTCTTGGCATTAATTATATCATTCCAAGATATAACCTGCTCATGAAATTCTTTAAACGTTTCCATTTTACATAAATCCTCTTAAACCATTGCATAGAGACTCAACACTTCTGTAACAACAGGATGCCGTTCAACCTCAAAATCTGAAAACTCAACGACACCAATCATATCGCTATTCTTTTTCGCAAGTCTATCAGTGAACTTCTTGAGCCCGTTTTCCTGATAACCGCGATCATGCTGATCTAAATCTCCTGTTACTATAAGTTTACTACAATCTCCGATGCGTGTCAACAACATTTTCATCTGATTATCTGTTGCGTTCTGCATCTCGTCGGCAATGATTATGGAATGTTTAAATGTACGCCCGCGCATATACGCCAGCGGAGCAATTTCAATTATATTCTCTTTAATCATATGCCCAATTTCACTTGAGTTATAATACTCCTCAAGTATATCAAACATTGGTCTTGTCCACGGGCTCATCTTTTCAACCAATGTTCCCGGCAAAAATCCGTGCTGTTCATCAACACTCACTGCCGGTCGGGTTATAATAATTTTTTGTGCGCTTCCTTCCTTTAAACTACGAATGGCAAAGAGCGTACTGAGTAAGGTCTTTCCTGTACCAGCAGGCCCAGTTACAAACGCAATATGTTTATTTGGATTTTCTAACAGATTCACTAAGTGTTGCTGTTTCGCATTTCGTGGTTTAATAATTACATCCTTTTCTTTCCTCGGAGTAACCACGCTACTCTCGTCTACCAAATGTAGATGATTTCGTTCCGCTTTTTGCCTTGCCCTGTTAAGCCTTCTGTTTTTCTTTCCCAAATAAATCCTCCTCTACCCCCCAATAAAACTATTTAGTAATATTAACTACCCGATCGTCGGGCTCTCTTCTTCTTACGATTGTTGAACAAAAGAAGCAAAGCAACCAGTCCACCAAACAAACCCCCAAAGGGTTCTGGCAAATACGTGACCGTGATCGGAACCTCAGGACCAGTCAACCCATTCCAGCCATGCCACTGCGCAAGGTATGGAGTACAAGAAGAATCTACCCCGGTAAAATCAGCACAGTGATGTACTGTTTTTGCGTCGGGGGCAAGAGCATAAAAACGACTAGAAGTTACTCCATTGATTGGATTATAATAACATGGATAATCTGGAATCGGATTTGGGCACTCAAACCAAACCGAAAGTTCCCACCAAGGGTTGGTCGGGTCTATGGAAGGCGCAATCCAGGGACCAAACGGTTCTCCCGATTCATCAACTGCGCGATAAGGAGAATAATTCGATTGAATTGGTTTCCAACAAACAATCACTCAATGCCCCTTCTTCTCTTTTTCAGTAAAACCAACATCACAACCAACCCGGTATATAAGCCCACAGAGCTTGAAAACTCTGGAGCATGTTTGGGGACGGTGCTGAATGTCAGGTCAGAGGGTGGCAATAGAGTAGGGGGTTCAATCTGTTGTGCCATGGAAACGTCCGCTGCCAGTGCCACAAACAAAAATACCCACACGATCAGATTTTTATTAAACTTCATACTCATTTTATACTTCGTTTCCTCCCATCAGGTCCGACCACAGTTGAGCATAAACAATTCCAAAATCAGGACCGTGATCTCCGTACTTCAAAAACTTGGCATTCTCTACCTTTTCATTATTGCCCCATACAATCGCATGGGCAAGCTCATGTACAAAAGTCATAAGACACAAATCTCTGCCGTCTTTAGTTTTCATACGACCTTCATCCAAAGATATCTCAATATATTTATTCTTTCCCATTCCCTTTATTTCCGTGGAGCCCCAATCTCCATTCATATATGACTTGCCCCTAAACTTAACCTTGATGGGGAAAGAACAAACATGACCTTCTTCCTCGGCCATACGAACCAGATCCCTGATTTCACGTCGCCGTGATATATTTTCTTTTGAAAGAACACTATTCTTCTTATTTAAATGCTTCTTCATTCACGAGATCCTCTTTATAATATCCAGATCCATAATATCCAGAAAACATTCATCACAAAAAGTCCTGAACCACGCAAAGCCAACATCACCATCACGCGACTTGGGATGAATATTTCGCCTCTCTCCTGGCGTGCCGCAAATCTCACACGTTTTGGCTGCCAATGCTTCTGCCTTATCTATATAAAAAGTCATCGCTTCTGTATAACTATTCATATAAAAACGAAGACCACCAAACTTTTCCTTTACCTGAACCGCATGATAACAATCGGCAGCATCGCGAACCAAGGGCTCAAGGTTTAAGCTAAGATCCCAAATCAGACCAAACCAACCATCGTCACACTCAAGCGCCGCGATTTCTTTATAAAGAAAAGGAAACGTTTCGATCAACTTATCTTCAAGTTCTCTTCTCATAACTTACACTCTCATACGAACCAACAAGGTTTGGGTTTCCTCGTATATAAAAATGGTCTGCCCGGCAGGAGTTAAACCTGCGACCCTCCGCTCCCAAAGCGGACGCTCTATCAGACTGAGCTACGGGCAGATTTATTGTACAGACTAACCCTTATAGTTTGCTGCCTTTTTGAGAAGCAACAGGTAACGGTCAATCTCGTCTTCCCACTCTTCAAACGTATATTTGACGCCAAACCGATCTTTTTCCAAACAGTCGATATATTCGCGAACCAACTTACGAAGCTCTGCGAGGTCGGCGCGACACTTCTTCTCAGCCTTCTCAAGATGCGTGCGCGCATCCCGTTCAGTGTCAAGGTAAGTGCCATTACGATTAGTATAATAAGTTGCCATGATACAACTCCTTTTGTTAAAAAATGGTGCCGGGTGCGGGGCTCGAACCCGCATGACCTTTCGGTCGGGAGATTTTCTTACCAACTACAACTTTCGTTGCTGAAAATATCACATCTTATATACGATATAATCATTTGTGGTCTGGACTTTCTCTTTCCCATATGTCGAGAACACTTAGGGACTGGCTGTCAAGTCTCTACACTTTTTAGTATGAGTCATAAAGGCTCCTACTAACTTAGCTCGGGATTGCCATCAGCATTACCTGTTAAGGTTTCCCCGAATTTAACCAGATTCATTTAGAAGTTTCCTGTCTAAATGCTCAAATAATATAAGTCTCCTGCGTATACCAATTCCGCCAACCCGGCAAAAAAAGAAACCCACCCGGTGTATCTCCGGCACTATTAGGTTGCGAGTTTTATCCTAATAGACTTGGGTCATCCGTGAAAAGGATAACCGTGGGTTGAATTTAAAATTGTCGCGGAACTACTCCTATTGCCATGTTCATTTTCCCTCCTTGAACAACTTGGCAACCTTTCGGGCAAAGTTGTAATTAAAGCAGATTGCGATCAGACGCCAAGGTTCAAATGGCTCAAGACACTCCACCCGATATTCTCGCTGTCCGTATTCGCCAGTGTTTCTGATTCGGGTTTTGATTTTCATTTTTTCTTTTCTTTTATTTAAAAATGGCGGGACGGGTGGGGATCGAACCCGCAACCTCTGGCGTGACAAGCCAGCGTTCTAACCAATTGAACTACCGCCCCTAAAAAATGGAGAGCAGACCGGGACTCGAACCCGGAACTTTGTGGTTAAAAGCCACACGTTCTGCCAATTGAACTATCTGCCCAAACCATCTAAAAGACCCTATCTCCACACATAATCATATTATGTAGTAGCTTTAGTTCTTCCGTGCGCTGATTGACAGAAAGACCACGAAACCATTCGAGTTCCTGTCGGGGCCGGAATCCATGAACATCCTTATATGCGTCGGAGTATTGCTCCACCTGATCATGGAGTTCAATCTCGTCCGCGATTAGAACCAACGCCTCTTCCTCGAAGCCTCTCTCCGTTGCCTCATTGATAACAGCATCACGAAGGGTAATATTAAAACGACCATCATACATGCGCAGAAGAGAAGCGCAATAAATGTCGTGCATCACATCTTCATTAAAAATCATAATCATTTCCCTTTAAGGGTATTATAAATGGCAGGGACGGCAGGAATCGAACCCGCATGTATCCATTTACTCTTTCAAGTGGGTAGAAACCACAGGAGATACGTCCCCATAAAACATCAAATACAATTAAATATTAATTTCAATCCTCAATCGGTTCAACTTCAAAATCGGGATCATCGAAAACTTCACCATAGAAACGAGCGTCATCAGGTTCAAAGGCATCAGCAAAGAATCTATCCAAATCCCTTCGCACCATTTCAATTGCCATTCTCAGGTAATCAGCTTCCTTCGGATCAACCAATTCTTCCGAAACAAGAACGATCGGCTCCAAGATTTCATTGATAATTGTATTCTTCATTTTGTTTATATCCTTTTGTTTTTATGTCCTTATCGTGTAAAATACACGACAATAATTATAATAACCAGAGTCAAATTAAAACCCAACAACCCCAATTCGAGCTTACCCATCGAACAGCTCCTCCTCCAAACGAGCAAACACCGATGCCACAACCAGCTCGACAAAGGGCTTGTCCATGGCAGGCGACGGGTCAATGTCGCCATAAGACGAAATGTCAAGTTGGGCTTCGTTCCAGACCTGTTCTGCCGCAACACCAAATTGCTCAAAAGTAATGGATTCCATTTATTCATTCTCCTCAATGATTGTCGTTGTTATTGTTACTTCTTCGATGTTATTAACTTTAATATTCACTCCCGAGATTTGCGTTGCGCAAATCCGCGCCGCTCAGGTTCGCGAAGTCCAGGTTCGCGTTGGACAGATCCGCGTTGCTCAGGTTCGCGTTGGTCAGGTCCGCGCCGCTCAGGTCCGCGTCGGACAGGTCCGCGTTGGTCAGGTTTGCGTTGATCAGCCCCGCGTTGGACAGGTTCGCTCTATACAACACCACGTTGACCAGCCCCGCGCTTAACAGGAATACGTTGGACAGGTTCGCTTGGTGCATGTGTGCCCAGGTCAGGTCCGCGGCGATCATGTACGCGTTGGTCAGATCCGCGTTGCTCAGGTTCGCGTAGGTCAGGTCCGCGTAGGACAGGTCCGCGATGTGCAGCCACGCGCCGCTCAGGTCCGCGTTGGTCAGGTTCGCGTTGGTCAGGTTCGCGTTGGATAGGTCCGCGTCGGACAGGTCCGCGTCAGTCAGGTCTGATCCACTCAGGTAGGCTCCTCTAAGATTCGCTTGCACTCCGCCCCCTTCGCCGCGCAGCCACTTCTGGTGAGGCTCGTACCAATCATATGTCTTACACAGTTCTTTCTCAGTCATCGAGCTTCTTGCTCCTGTTAATAATAAAATTTAAACGTCTGTAATAACTATAATAAACAACAAATATAATAATAAAACAATAAAAAATATATTTAAGCAGGGGGGCTAGTGCCGGTGGTCTTCGCGCACTTGGCACATTACACAGGGCTTATAACAAGCCCCCCCTATCGGACCCAGTAGCCGCCACTCACAATAAAAGTGAATATGGATTGAAAGGGTTGGGGTTGAATTATATTATAAACTATACTTAATAAGGTGGGATATAATTAATCACTTTTTTAATCACTCTTTCTTCCCCATCGCTTTGAGGACCAACACAGACTTAATGTGGTTCTGATTAGAATAGGGGGGGCTTGTTATAAGCCCTGTGTAATGTGCCAAACCCCTAACGTCGTGATTATATTCATCCTTGGCATGACGCTTGATCGTTGCCTTGACTATATAGCAAACACCACGCTCTAGAGCCAAATCTGTGTCCTTTGCGCACAGACCATTGGTAAAAGCAACAAAGGAGTTTCCAACCTCATCCTCAAAGAGATAAACATCATACCCCCTAGAGGTTCCTCTAATCTCAATCAACTTCAAAAAGAAGTTCGCTCTGACACCCACCGAACCAATCCAATCCTTACGCTTCTCAATCGGAAGGCTAATGTTCGGTCGGCTGACCCAACGATTCTTGCCGTTAATCTTAATAGCCGTATTAAAATAATGACCGGCAAGAACAGAACTCGGATGATGCGCAGACATGATGAACCCCAAACAATACGTGACACACGCGAACGTGATAGTGAAACGAAAAAACACAAACGAAAAGAGTGAGTGGTAGGCTCGGTTGGACTTGAACCAACGACCTCCCGCGTATAAGACGGATGCTCTAACCAACTGAGCTACGAGCCCGACCCACCTTTTTTACCTTTCCTTGTTGTTTACGAAGAGAGGAGGATTCTCCAGCTCCCAAGCCTTGTCGCCAACCTCAAAGGAATTGAAGTAGCGCCAAAGAATGTTGCCGACTCGCCCATTGCCATCCTCAAACGGATGAATCGTCTCAAACTCCTGATAAAACTCATCGGGAGTAATGCGCCGATCAATGGCAGCGTCAAGCAAACCTTCCAAAGCTCTCGGAATCAGCTTATGATTCACTGCCCCATCGGGGTGGGGCTCCCAGCTTCCAGTTTCCTCATCCCAAATTGTGATTGCGCCAACCCGAAAGCCTTCTTGGTTGCGCGGCTCAACAAGAGTCGCCAGACCTCGAATCCACTTTACAGGCTCGGAGCGCAGACACGCTGCGGCCGGAGAAGCCGAATCCTTCGACGCACTCTTGACCTCTGCGTAAGCCATCATCATCCCGACCAGCTCGGACGGATGCGTTGCGTTCTGATACTCGCACTCGCGAACGATGTTGGCAATGTCAATTTGATTCAGCATTATAATTATAATTCCTTTTATTAAAAAGAAATAGCCATCCAAAAACCCTTTTCGGGAGGTGGAACCTCAACTCCATTTTCCCAAAAAGTCACTGTCGGATCTACGTTGATGATCGCAACATAATAAGTGTGCCAGTAAAACGGATCACGGACACGGCGATCACACCAAAAATACCAACCCTCTTCTGTGGGTATGTCTTTGTTCCACATATTATTATATTTTCCTTTTATTAAAAGGGTGCCAGTTCAGCATCGGTGGAAGCAGCAGCAGAATCCTCGCTGGCAATCTCCTGCGCATCGGTTTCCTCAGTGACCGGAGCATTGGCTTCGGCATCGATCTTCTTATAAAGATCAATAAACGCAATCTTCGTTTCCTCATCAAAGCGAGCAACACAAAGCTCGACTGCCTTGAGTCGGTTGTTGAAGATAGAGAATGCCTTGGCAATGTGAATCAGCCGACGAGTCGCAATGATCTCGTCACACCCACCATCGAAGAACGTCTTGCGAATGGTGTCTGCCCATGCCACAAGCAGGGCAGCGAAGTCGTTGTCCTCGACACCGAGGATCTTCAGCTCCTTCGCAACGATCTTCTTCTCAATTGCCTGCGAGGGATAGGGCTGCTCAAACGTGATCGGGAAACGCTCAAGGAACGCCTCGTTCAGCACGTTGGTTCCGATGAAGCGACCAGCCTCATCACCCTTGCCCTTGGTGTTGGCAGTGGCAACGATGTTGAAACCCGGAGCAGGCTCAACAACCTCACCGATCTTCTTGAGGAAGAGCGGCTTGCCTTCCAGCACCGGCTGGAGACACATGATCTTGTTGGAAGCAAGATCGATCTCATCGAGAAGCAGAACGGCACCCCGCTCCATGGCTTCCGTCACCGGACCCTTCTGATAGACAGTCTCTCCGTCGATCAGTCGGAACCCACCAATCAGATCATCCTCATCAGTCTCGATCGTGAGATTGACACGGATACACTCGCGACCAGCCTTGGCACAAGCCTGCTCAACACCGAACGTCTTGCCGTTGCCGGAAAGACCAGTGATGAACACCGGATAAAACATATCCGAAGCAATGATCTTGTGAACGTCCTTGAACGAACCGAAGGGAACGAAATTCTTCGACTTCGCCGGAACCAGACTGTCAAGCAGGCTGGACCGAACCGATGCCGAAGAAGCAGCCGAAGAAGCAGAGTCATCATCATCATCGACAACGACAACCGGAGCAACTGCCTTGGGGGCAGCAGCCTTCTTCGGGGCAGCCTTGCTCTTCGCTACCTTCTTCTTGGCAGCGGGAGCAACCGAACCACCCTCGAACGGGGCAGGGACGGCATAAAGACCACGACCAGCGGAATGCTTTCCACCCATCAACCAAGTCGGAATGGGAAGATCGTTGTCCTCACAGATCGACATGACCTGCGCTCTCGTGATAGTGGGACCAAACTCACGCATCGCAATGGCAATAAACTCGTTCTTGTCAGCGATGGTAGCACGGCTTTGACGATTAGACATTTTAAATAGTACCTTTTTTATTTAATGATTAAAACGAACAGTGAAACGATTGAAGCGATTGAAGTTTGTTAAGCGATAGTCTCAACAAACTTCTTGAGCAGAACACGAGACTTGATCTTACCCTTGGAACCCTTCTTGAATGCCGCACGAATCTGCGAAACCTTCGCACCCTCGGCAACCCCATCGAGCGGATTGCTGTCATCGACAGTCAAAGAAGAGCCACCCCGAATCGCGAACCGAATATCATAACCAGCACAACCAGTGACGACTGCGCCATTCTTCTTCAGTTCAGCATAATTCAAATCAGCGTGGTTCCACCCCATAAGGTACGCAAGCTCATTCTTGCTCCTCCGACCACCGGGGAGAACAAAGAACCCGACGATACGAACGTCGGTGCGTGCCCTCAAGCTATCGAGAAGGAACGCAGTCTGTTCGGCTCTATCGCACCTCCGACCAACGGCATTGGACGAGCGGCGAGTCATCTCATCATAAAGATAAGAATCTACCTTATTTACATCATAACCACAGAAATTGCTCTTGACGATCGACCCATGCATATGATTCGCATAGTGTGCCAGACTATTAGAATCGCCATCACTCAGAATAACAAAATTACAAATCTGAACACCAGTCTTATCACGAAAATCCTTGAGAAGACCAGAAGACAGAATCAACGCATCGTTCATCGGAGTAGACGACAGCATGTCGGCTTCAAGAATATACATTCGATACTTATGAAGCCAGCTATCAGTATCGTACTTAGATCCTCCCCAATACTCCTTCATAAAGAAGATATACTCAAGAGCCTTCTTGAACATACCAGCCTTCAGGTCAGACGAAATAAACTTCCGAAGATAAACATCTTCGTCCACCATCGCATCATCCTGAATATAACCAGTCTCAACCACCTTCCGCCGAAGCCTGTCATTGAAACCGTAAACCTCAAACGGAATCTGAACACGCTTACAGAACAGAATCAGATTGATCAACTGTTCCAGAGTACCTTCCATGTTGGGAGTCATGGAGCCCGAAAGATCCAGCAGCATGACCATGCCATGATTCTCGGCATCGGGAACAATCGACTTGCGAAGAAAAAGATCCTCCTCATACTTATAGGCATGGAGCTTGCCAACGTTGATAACGCCAGTTCGAGCAGAAGAAGAACGCCGATGCTGATCGGCAGCCTTCTTCATGTCAAACTCCTTCGCCATCAAAGAGACGACCGGCTTGACCGAATTGACATACTTCTTACACTCAACGGCAAGCTCATTCTGAAACTCGGCAACGCCATGAATCCCACCGTGACCCAAAGCATACTGTTGCCGATCGGCAAACTCTTCAAGAATCCGCTTCGTGTCGTGAACATATCGAGTATAATCAACTCGATCGAACGGAATCGCACACCGACGAGTAGCAGAACCATTGAGATCGGCAAGAGACTCGGCATTGGCCCGACTTGCGGCATCCGTCTTTGACGACGGGTCGAAGTTGGGGTTGACAGAGTTACCCTTGCCAGCGTCAGTATCACCTATGTCGCCAGTGGCAGGCTCCGAACCATCGGAATCACCATCATCATCGGCAGAAGAACCCGAACCGGAATCATCGTCAGAATCGTTCTCGCCATCATCGCTGTTGGCAGTAGAAGAAGCGCCTTCACCACCCTCAGAGGAATCATCGTCGGCATCGTCACCAGCACCATCCGGCGAGTCGGTCGCATCGGAATCGGAGGAATCATCCCCATCACCACCCATGGGCATACTGTTGCCATCGGCAGCTTCCGAATCACCTTCATCACCTTCATCACCCGGCTGACCCTGACCATCAGAACCGGCGTCGTCATTGGCAGCGTCGTCCTCGTTCTCCAACATATATTCATAAATATCGTTGGCAAGAATGACTGCCTCATCAAACGACTCAAGATTATAGCCTCGATCGAGGAAGCTACGCTCTTCGTCGTTGTGAAACGGAATTTCACCAGCAAGATCCAAACCCAGCTTGAACCGGACGTTCAACCTGTCTACAATATTACCCTCCGTGGCAATGGTTTCAATCGAATCGCCGAAGAAACCAGCCTTGAACAACCGATCGTAACCTCCAACGAAATCCGATCGAAGGCCAGGATACTTGCGCTTGACTCGCTTCTCGATCCGAACATCCTCGGTAACGTTGAGTACCGACTTGTAACCGGGAAGCGACTTGCGACTCGAAGGGATCAGCGGATTGTCAAATGCGTCAACCGGAGTCCAGAGCGCATGACCAATCTCGTGCCCCGTGAAGAGAAGATAACAAACCTTCGGCATGTCCTTCCATGCCGGAAGAACCAACATCCTCGTCTTAGTGTTAAACATCGCGGTGGTAGCAGAAGGATCGTGAACAACGTTCAGATCTTCAGTAGCAAACAACTTGGCCAGCTGATTCAACGAAGCCAAGTTTACCACGCTTTCTCCGAAAGGAATAGCCGCACGCTCATCAGCAGTCAGAAGTGAATCAGGAGAGAAGTTCATAATTAAAAAACCTATAATCAATTAAAGTGGAAAGAGAAAAGAAGCCCGAAGAAAAACCTACCGATGCGCCCGAGCTTCGCGAAGCACCTTGCTGTGTGTGCGGCTTGCTTTCTCGGCAGAGGACAAACCAGAACCACCAGAAACCTTGACTCTGCGACTCTGCGAGAATCCCTTGGCATTGCGCGTCGGAAGCACAGTAATGTCACCACCGTTCGCAAGAAATGCCTTCATTGCCTTGGAGTCAGAAGACCCAGAAGAAAGCCGAAGCCTATGATCAGTGGCAGCATGGCTCACGCGCTTGGCAGGCTTCGGGAACACGAAAGACTCCGAACGAATTTCGCTCGGAGTCTCGGAGGCTTCTCTTTTCGCAGCGCGTCGCGCCTTGATTGCCTTCACGCGCTTGATCGCTGCCGCACGTCGGTGAATAGGAAGTTTCAAGATCTTGTTGGCAAGCACGAAAGAGTTCTCGCCAGCGGCGAGCATGATACCCGCAACGGTTTCGAGAGCATCAAGAGAAAGGGTGGTACGCATGAAAAAACTCCTAACACAAGGGAACCGAACGATATCTAGTTTAGCATATCGCAACCGGGTGTCAATTCTACAGAGCCCCGTAAGTGCCTGATTTTAAAGAGAAAATAAACTTTCGTAATAACCCAACAAAAACAGGTACTTACGCGATCGTGTAAGTGCTTGTTATTGAAGGGGAAATAGACTTTTTTTTCTAGGGCAGTTTATTTAGGCCTCAGCGCCGATTTCTAGTGCCCCTAGATTGAGTTTCAGAATCCCCGGAAAAAACCCTTTAATTTCAAGCACTTATAGACCCCTCGATGTCAGGGGTTTCAGGCTCCTTGGAGGGTGCCGCGAGACAGGGCCCCAGGCTACCCTTATGAGGCCTAATCCTAAGCACCCTCAAAAAAAAACAAGGGGCCCCCCAAAAAAAACTTAACGATTTCCAATATTGACGTATATATATCTTAGAGTGTTCAAAGGAACTCAAGTATCTTTGGACCCAATACAATCTCATTAAATAAAATCTTTCGATTTAAATATTTAACTTTAATTATAATTTTACATTTAAACTTCAATTCCTATAAAATTAAAATTATAGGGTCATTGAAATAATGGTCTTTTATGTTTCCTTCTTTTTCATCTCAAATTGAGATTAGAAGAAGACCCCATGTTATTTATTTTTAAGTACCCAATGAAACCCCACTTGTTAATAAACCAATTCTAATTCCACCTCTAGATCTCTTACCCAAAAACCGAGTGCGTCTCGCGTTTCTACGATAACGCCTCTTCATCCTCTGTGTCATTTTTTGTAAACCTACCTTTTCCCCCTGTGTGTTGTTAATACTAGCCGTCGGCACTATCACGCTTTGGGATCAGCATGAAGCCCTGGTTGGATCAGACGACACCAGAATCCTTTTCCGCATGTCATCTCATTAATATTTAGATCAAATTACGATCTTTGTGTGTGAACATTTGGTTGCGTTTTCGTTATGTGATCATGTAGTAAAAGGAACCATGAACTAGGAAATAATAGATTTCACTTTATCCTTTTATTGATGATACCAACGAACTCTGGATAGACAGAAAGATGCTCTGTCAAGCTCTTGATGTCTCGTGATATATTAGACAAGACTCTTTCATCCAGACGATCATCTCGGATCGAGTTCAGAAGTGCCGTGAGAACCTTGGCATTCTCTACTATGTTGGAATGGGTTTCTTTGATATTCTTTGGTTTGGGTCGAGTCCCTCCACGATTTTCAATGAGTGTCCCTGTCACACAATCCATGAAGTCTTTGGTGATCTTTCCACCACCTCCTCCAATCCCATTGAACTTGGATCTCGTTTCATGAAAGTTCTTGTCTTCGGCAGTCAATCGATTTGTGTTGACTGGAGATTCGCCTTTCATCATTCTAAATGTGTCTTCGAGTGATGCCATTTGTTTTGAGTTCCTTCCTGTGTTCTTCTACTTCATTTGTTCTTTGGAATATTTATTAAACTTTCCATTTTGCTTCAAGACGATCTCTTTCGGCTTCAAACTCTGCGTCGGTTAAAGCATAGTCCCAGAAACGAATTTCTCCGAAACCTACTTTTTCATTCCAATTTGAAAATATCGGCCCTACGGAATTTTCCGCCACCCAGAACATTTTGCTGGTCCAGCCAACGCCCGGCGTCCACGGGTTGGAACTCCAATCGGCAGTGTATTCATCATATCCGCTAATATATAATCTAACTGACGTTCCCGGCCCTGGACCATCATCACCAGAAACTCTTGCAACAACCGCGACCCGATCTCCTGCCTCAATTCCGTTGCCAGAAATGCTGTCTTGTAACTCATTCCCAGCGGGAGGTGGATCTCTTCGGAAGAAATTTTCAAATCGTTTATTGCTTTCGTCATATGCCAGTTGCCAACGAAAATACTCTGATCCACCAAACAGCGTCGATTTAACGCCAGTGGGTGGGACATTAGGGAAAGTAACAAAAGCACTAAAGGTAAAAGTAGAATTGTTATCCCCATCAGCTAATAAATCATACTCAACGCCGTCCGCGGGTGTATAACCATAACCAACACGCATCCTCGGGTCCTGGCCAGCTGTGGTCCCCTGTACCAGATCGAAGCCTGTAAGACTATCAGATATTTGTTCTAAATTATTGTCGGGCATACCTAAATTATAAGGATTTGTAGTCGCATCGCCCAAACCACTATTGGTAATATGATCTGCGGAATAGTCACCCCCGGAAGATGTAAAATTCTCTGGTAAATACTCCAGTACAGGCGTAGGTATTGGGACGGTGGTGGATAAAAAACCCGCTCCCTGAGAACCCATCCCCACTCCCATTGATTTAATTCCAATACCCATATTAAGAACTTTCTTCTATCTCTTCTTGTTATATTAAGAAGAGGTAATAAAATCTTTTTCTGTCCCCAGGCAACATCCCTGAGGTGCGTGTGTCTTGTTCTTAAGGGGTTGCCTGCCCGCGCGACGCTCGGCATTCGCGATCAGATCATCGACTATAACATCGTCGGCATTTTCTTCTCCCGCAGAAGAAGACCCTTCAGTAGCTGTTGTCGAGTCGTCATCCTCTTCACCATAGATCTCTTGAAGAATTTTCTTTTTGGCAATCATATTATTCCCCTCTCGTAATAGACAAAATTCGATGAATCTGTCGTTCAATAATTTCTTTTCGGTTGGGCCAATAGATGTATTCTTGCTCCAATGACTCTGGCTTGATGAAGTTGACGAGCAAAGGAAGGATCAACTTTTCCAGCTCCTTCATTTTACTCGTGGTTGTTTCTTCGACCCGCCTCTGAATCTCACTCTCTGTTGCGCCTGTATCATTGACCCTCTCCAGCAACGTGTCCAACTTTCCTTCTATGTTCAATTCATCAAAATCCAAAAGTGCCTTGATGCCCGAAAGTGTACTTTGAAGATCATCCACTTTCCCTTCCAACGCACCAATACCCTCAACCTGTGTCGAAATGCTTTCTACTGCCTGGGCTGTCGCAGACACCGTGCTTTCTGTATCCGTATCAGTTGTCGGCTTGGCATCAACAAAGGACATGCCAAGATCCATGTCATAATCATCTAACTGAAACCCCTTTAGAAAATCTGGATCAGCCATCTTCCGTCCCCTCTTCTTCTTTATCTCTCATCCGAGGTTCCCGCCTGTTATAGTGTTGAGTGACCACCGAGAGATTTTTCTTGTCGTTGTTTAATGGGTTGTTGTCCTTATGATGAACATCCTTACCTTCAAGATCTTCATCTGTCGATTTCTTTCTCATGATACGTCGAGCAGAATTTCGAGCAGAGCGACGAGCAATTTGTTCTGGTCGAGAATGATAATTTTCATACTCGCGAGCATAATC